GAATGTGTAGACCTGGAACATTCTGTTTTTAAAATCATATCTCAGCAACGTAAAGACGGCTTCAAGTTTGACATGGTGCAAGCTATGTCTTTACTAAGCAAGCTCGTTGCAAGACGGAAAGAAGTTGAGGATGAAGTACACGAAACGTTTAAGCCTAAGTGGGTTGATGTAAAAGAAGTTGAGCCACGTTTAAAAAAAGACGGCACGTTATCTAAGCAAGGACTGAATGAGCATGAGTACAATAAGCTATTAGAAAAGTTTGCAGATGTACCCATGCCAAAAGATTATAAGTTTGTAAGAAAACAATTAGTAGAATTTAATTTAGGTAGTAGAAAACAAATCGGAGAATACTTAATAGATTTTGGATGGAAGCCTGAAAGGTTTACACCTACTGGACAGCCTATCGTAGATGAAGGCACGTTAAAAAAAATAGAACACATACACGAAGCTAATCTGATAGCTGAGTATTTACTTTTACAGAAACGAATTGCACAGATACAGTCCTGGATAGATGCCGTTGAAGAAGACGGTAGGGTTCATGGTTATGTAATTAGCAACGGTGCGATTACTGGAAGAATGACACATAACAATCCTAACATGGCTCAAGTTCCTAGCATACACAACGTATACGGAACGGAGTGTCGACAATGTTGGACTGTTGATGAAGGCAACAGGCTTGTAGGTATAGATGCAAGTCAGTTAGAGCTTAGATTATTAGCACACTATATGGCAGATAAGGAGTATATAAATGAAATATTACATGGAGATATTCACACAGCTAACCAAAAACTTGCTGGACTTGAATCAAGAGACCAGGCAAAGACTTTCATCTATGCCCTCATATACGGAGCAGGAGACGAAAAAATTGGAAAAATCATTGGAGGAAGTAGAAAAGAAGGTAAAAGAATGCGAGAGTCTTTTCTCAGTAGTCTCCCATCATTTAACAATCTTAAGAACAGAGTTGAATCAGCAACAAGGAAAGGATTTTTAAAAGGCCTGGACGGAAGGAAGATAAGACTCAGACATAAACATGCTGCTTTAAATACATTATTGCAATGTGGTGGAGCAGTAGTAATGAAAAGAGCTTTGGTAAAATTAGTTGACTTACTAGAGTTAAACACAATCAACTACAAAATTGTAGCCAACGTACACGATGAATGGCAGATAGAAACTACAGAGAAAACAGCAGACTTTGTAGGGGAGATGGGGATAAAAGCAATAAGAGAAACTGCTGATTACTATAATATGAGGTGTCCCTTAGATGCTGAGTATAAGGTAGGAGGGAACTGGAGTGAAACCCACTAAGAAAGACCAAAAGAAATTTGACCTAGACTTGAAGTACGGAGAGATACGAGAGGATAAAATTAGGGATATGTTAGAAAACAAAAAGATAGAAGTAAAATCTGAACGTGGAAGATGGATGGAAACAGGAAACATTTGTATTGAGTATGAGTCCTGGAGTAAACCATCTGGTATACGAGCAACGGAATCAGACTATTGGTTTCATAATTTATGTGTAGGAGATAAAGAATTTTGTACTATTGTTTTTGATACTAATATGTTAAAGTTAATAGTAAATCAATTAGATACATTCAAGACGGTATCAGGGGGCGACCATAATGCTAGTAGAATGTATCTTGTCAACTTACAAAAGCTTTTTTCTAGCGATGTCATCAAAGCATTTAAAGAAGAGCTAGACAAGGAACAAAAAAATGACGACTAAAACTGAAGAGCCTATCGACAAATCGCAAAGTCAGGTGTATAATAATAAGTTCACATCGGAAGCTGGACATTGGTATGACAGAGAGGGGTCGCCAGCTTACACCATCATAGGTGCAAACGGTAAAGAAAGAAACACAACATTAAGAGATGCCAAGAAAGAAGGGCTAGTACCTTCTGTAACTACGGTTCTTAATATTGTAGCTAAACCTTCATTAGAAAACTGGAAAATAAATAAAGCTCTTGAAGCCTCCATTGAATTACAACAAGGCGAGGACGAGTCAAACGAAGACTTTATTTACAGATGCAAGACTGCTCAAAGAGACATAGGTCAAACGGCAGCAGCCCAGGGTACTAAGATACATGCTCTAATTGAAAGAGGATTTGAAGGTAAGTCAAATAACAAATCGTACCGTGCCGTAAAGAAAATTTTAGACAAGCACTTCCCAAAAGAGGAATGGATTGCTGAGGATTCTTTTTGCTCAGATTTAGGGTATGGTGGTAAGATAGACTTATATTCTAAGTCAGGTATCTTTGTGGATTTTAAAACCAAAGACGGCTTGGAAGGTAAAGACCCAGCAAGATTAGTATATGATGAGCATGGCATGCAGTTATCAGCTTATGCACAGGGCTGTGGCTTTGATAGTCCTCAACGTGTGTCTGTATTTGTTGACAGAGAACAAACAGATTTAGCATTAGTACATATCTGGGACGAAGACTCACATATAAAACATGTAGAAATGTTTAACAGTTTATTAAGCTATTGGAAGTTAGTTAAGAATTACGACTCATCAACGATATGAATGCAAGAAAAGCAAAAGCTATACGAAAGAAAAGTTATCAAGTGTTATATGATTGGATAAGATTTGAATGTTTATCTGAAGAAGAAAGAAACACTATGAAGCCTGTTGTTGATAGTGAAGTGAAGAAAGATATGATGACAATGATACCATCACAAACTCATTACTTTCATCAAAAGACTTTACACTTATCAGCTTGGACTTTGAAGTGGGTACAACAAAAGATAAAGGTTTTAGTTAAGAAAGGACATAAGTTAGAAGATATAGACTATACTTTATTATTAGAAAAAAAAGTAGAAACACCTTCAGGGTTAGGAGTTAATACAGGAATACAGTTCTAATGAATTATAAGTTTAGTGAAGATAAAATCTTAAATGAAGTAAAAGCTTATATTGGAAATACTTACGACCAGCATTATGGAAAAGGTAAGTACCAAGCAACTGATATGATTATTGATGCTGGACACGGTGAAGGTTTTTGTATTGGCAACATAATGAAATATGCTATGCGATGTGGGAAGAAGGACGAAAAAGAAAAAGAGCTATTTAAAATAATACATTATGCAATAATAGCCATACATACAGAGAGGAACAATGGAAGATAAAGTAGGGACAAAGCCTTATCTAGGTATAACAATAGATTATGATAAAGAAAAAGAGTTTGATAAATTTAGTTTAGATACTTTAAAAGATAGATATTTATGGGATAATGAAACACATGCACAAGAAGCATTCGCAAGAGCCTCCATCTTCGGAGCAACATACAAAGGTGAAGTGGATTTTGAATTGGCTCAAAGACTTTACTCGTACTGTTCCAATCGCTGGTTCATGTTCAGCACTCCTATACTTAGTAACGGAGGCACAACCCGTGGGCTTCCTATCAGTTGTTTTCTTAATTATGTACCTGACAGTAGGGATGGTCTTTCTGCTCATTATGATGAGAATATATGGCTCGCAAGCTCAGGTGGAGGGATTGGTGGATATTGGGGGGATGTTAGGAGTAACGGCATATCTACTACTCATGGCTCTCGTTCTACTGGAAGTATTCCTTTCATCCATGTAGTAGACTCACAAATGCTCGCCTTCAATCAAGGCACTACAAGACGTGGTAGTTATGCAGCATACATGGACATATCACATCCTGAAATAGAAGAGTTTATAAATATCAGAAAGGAGTCTGGTGGAGATATAAATAGAAAATCTCTTAACCTACATAACGGAGTCAACATAACTAATGACTATCTCAAAGCAGTAAAAGAAGATGCAGACTGGAGATTGATAGACCCTAAAACAAAAGAAGCAGTAAGAACTGTAAAAGCTAGAGACTTGTGGTGGCAAATATTAAATGCCAGGGCTGAGACTGGAGAACCTTACATGGTCAATATAGATACATGTAATGATAATCTTCCTGAGCCACAAAAAGAATTAGGCCTGAGTATAAAACAAAGTAACTTATGTTCAGAGATTACACTACCTACAGATGAAGAACGTACAGCCGTGTGTTGTTTATCTAGTGTAAACTTGGAACACTTTGATACCTGGTCTAAAGAACCATTGTTTATTCAAGACTTGATAACAATGCTGGATAATATTATTGAACACTACATTGAAAATGCTGTAGATACAAAGCATTTAGGAGGTTACATTGCGAATTTTAAACGTTTTAAAAACTATATCAAACACGGCAAAGAAGGCTTTACTAAGTCTGCTTACTCTGCTTATAGAGAAAGGTCTCTCGGTCTGGGAGCAATGGGTTTCCATGCTTATCTCCAGTCTAAAAACATTCCGTTTGAAAGCATCTTTGCTACGAGCTTTAACCATAAGGCATTTAGCTTTATTAAAAATTCAGCCACAGAAGCTTCTAAGAGACTTTGTGAGTTACGTGGTGAATGTCCTGACTTACACGGTGGGGAGCTTCGTAATGCTAACCTTCTTGCTGTTGCTCCTAATGCTAGCTCTGGTATTATTTGTAGTGGGACTAGTCCTTCTATTGAGCCTTACCGTGCTAATGCATATACCCACAAAACTTTATCAGGCTCTTACCAAGTCAAAAACAAATACCTCGCAAAGCTCTTCAAACGAAAAAAACTTAAAGGAAAAAAACTAGAAGAAACCTGGAAAAGTATTACTGCACATGAGGGAAGTGTACAGCAACTAGATATATTAACAAAAGAAGAAAAAGAAATATTTAAAACAGCTAACGAAATAAATCAGATATGGATAGTAGAACATGCATATCAAAGGCAACAATATATATGCCAGGCACAATCAGTAAATTTATTTTTTACTCTGCCTAAGACAACGGAGGCTCAGGAAATACATGATGACTACATGCAGTATGTCAATGATGTTCATTGGTACGGTATGAATAAATTAAAATCTTTATATTACTTCAGGTCAAATGCTGCAAGAAATGTAGAGAATGTAAATATTAAAGTACCTAGAATAAAATTAGACGAAGTAGAATGTATAGCCTGTGAAGGATGAAAACACAATCAGCTAAAGCAAAAGGTCGTAATCTACAAAAGTGGACTAGAGACCAACTTATAAAAGAATTAAAGATACATGTTGAAGATATTGAAAGTAGGCCTATGGGTTCTTCTGGTGAAGACCTTATTATGGCAAGAGCTGCAAGGAAGAATTTTCCTTACTCAGTTGAATGTAAAAATCAGGAACGAGTCAATGTCTGGACATCCTACAAACAAGCATCGGAAAATTGTGGAAAGTATGAACCCCTAGTTGTTATAAAAAAGAACAGGCATAAACCACTAATAGTTATTGATGCAGAATTTTTTATTAAACTACATAAGAGGAAGAAATGAAAACATTTATAGAAATTGGAACGTGTGATTTTGATACTTGTCAGAAGTTAGCTGATAATGGCTGGCAAGGAATTATGATAGAGCCTAACCCACAGGCATTTAAAAATATGAATAGGGTTATGGAGGACTATGATAATGTAGTAACTCTACCGTATGCTGTCTCTGATTATGACGGCATGATAGAGTTTGGTGTGTCTAAACAAGACCATACAGATAGAGCTGTCAGAGGGATGTCATCTATCGTAGCCGACAACCATAAAGGTGGTAGGATATTTGAGTATGAAGCTTGGAGTAAAAAAGAATTTCTAGATAAAATTATAGAAGTTCCTTGCAAAAGATTAGATACGATTATTTATGAGAATGAAGTAAGAACTATAGATTTTCTAAAGATAGATGTCGAAGGACATGAGATGAATATTATAGAAGATTACACCTGGGATGTTAAACCTACATTTATAAAGATGGAACACAAACATATTGATGACATCAAAGCTGTAGATATATTACAAGGCCAGGGTTATTTAACATGGACAGAAGGGGAGGACATATATGCGATTCGTTAAATACTTACATAAAATAATGAAGTCTACTAGATTACATAAGATAATTAAA